TTATTTAGCATTCTTTATGTAAGCAGCAACTTTTTTGTCTTCACCTTTTATATGTTTTATAAGCCATGAAGCAATTATATTATTTACTTTAAATGTTAAAACTACGGAAGTTCCATTTTCTTCATACTCACTAACAATTTTGCTAACCTCTTCTTTGAAATCATCATGTAATTTTTTATGAGCTGGATAATCAGGATAATTATATTGTTTTTGCAACTTTTCTTCATCAATAAAATGCTTAACTGTATAATCTGTTAAAAAATTAATCGTGTTTTTTATTTCGTCACGGCCTTTTCCTTGACTGCATGCATTTAATAGATTATTTATTGCATCTATAAGCTCCCTGTGTTGTTTATCTATTGCTATATTCCCAGTTTCTAAACTTTTGTCGAAAGTATATGCCATTATAAAACCCTCCTACTATTTTGATAAATTTATACCCATATTTTGATAAACGAAACAAATTTTCAAAATATTTGCTTGAAATTCTTATTTATTAAAATTTGTGCATTACTGGTGGATTATTCATATTCGTATTGGTATTTACAAACTGTTAGAGGGTTAAAATATATACAGTATCCGTCTATTTCTGCAAATAATCCGTATTTTTGTTCATAATGCTTAAGTGTATCTTTTAAAAATTCCTCTGTTACACCTAAATTCTCAGACAATTCAAAAATATTTTTGCAGCCATCAAAAGAAGCGCTAATTAATTTCTCTAGTGGAATCAATTTTTCATAGCCCCATTTTCTTGCTAAAAGCTCTTGCTTTCTGTTGCAAATATTATTTTGATTTAATATATCCCCGGTTGTTGTATAATAATGACCTAATTCCTCGGCTAAGATACATGCTTTTTCTGCATTTGTACTTAATATAGGGTTAATTGCAATGATATTGTCAGCATATATTCCTTTTATTTTTTCACTCTTAAACCTTATTTCTATCACTTCAATATTTTCTTCATCTGCAATTTCTAATAAGCTTTCATATGACAAATATAACACCACCTTTTATGTATTTTTTCTTTTGCTTAAAACAAATTTTTTAAATTCGTCTATCTCCTTTAATTCCTCTTCCGTCCAATCCTCATCGTCGTGGTGAGCTGCAATAGTGTTTATTTTTTCATCTTCATTTTCTTCCCATCCCATTAAATATGCAGGTGTTGTATTTAAAATTTCTGCAAGAGGCTCTAAAATAGTGATAGGTAAATTTTCAATTTCATCACTTTCATATCTATAAATTGTAGCCCTGTTTTTATTTAATTTTTCTGCTACCTCATCAACTGTTAGATTTAATTCTTTTCTCCTATTTTTTATTCTATTACCTATGGTCATAGTATTTCTCCTTTTACTAGTTAAGTAATATTGTTTATACAAATTATACCATGAAAATTGCATTAATGCAACAAATAAATAAAAATATTTTAAATAAATCGCATCTAAAGCGAAATAAATGTTGACATTGTTTTTGGTAAGTGGTATTATAATTTTAGTTGCATTGTATGCGAATATGTATATTAAAAATACATTAAGTTTCAGAAAAGATATTTTTTTAACTTCAAAGTCGCAAATATGCGAAATGATTAATAATTAGTGGAGGAACAAATGGAAAAAGATAATAAAAATATATCAGTAGAAATAGGACAATTGAAGAAAAAGTTACTTAATTATACATACACTATATTTAAAATCGATTCAATTAATGAAGAAATAAGAGATTTGGCAAGTACAATTGAATCTCAAAGAGATTTAAAATCAAAACAATTAACTGGTATGCCAATAGGATATGGAAAATCAGATCCTGTGGCAACGGCAGTTGAAAAAATAATTGATGTATACAGTAGTGAATATTCAAGGCTAGAAAATGAATTAAAGAATTTACTTAATCAAAAATCAGAGATTGAAGAATTATTAAATAGCCTAGATGAACTAGAAAAAAAGGTAATAGAATATAAATATTTCAAAAAATATAAATGGTGGATGGTAGCTAATGCCATAGGTTATAGCGAATCAGACACTAAGAGAAGATGCAGAAAAATACTAGAAAAAATAATAAATAAAAAAGATGGTACGCTATGATACTTTTTATATGTTAGTATAAGGACAATGGAATATAAGTTAATGAAAAAGGCACTCGAGTTTGAGTGCCTTTTGTATCTCTTAAATTATTGTGGCTCTACAAAAAGGCACAATGGAGATAATATATATAAATATTAGAAGAAATAATAAATAAAAAAACATGGTACGCTATGATACTTTTTATGTGTTAGTATAAGGACAATGAAATATAAGTTAATGAAAAAGGCACTCGAGTTTGAGTGCCTTTTGTGTTGAAAGAGTGAAGAAGAAACTCTTCACTTTATAATTATCGTGATGCCACAAAGCGGCGTAATGGAGGTGATAATATAAAAATTAAAACTATATTGAAAAACAAACAACCAGAAACCTATAAAATGCTAATAAATCATATTGATGATGAAAAACAAGATGACAAATTAACCTTTAAAGATTTTGAAAAAATGATGAAGCATGATAGCTATAAAAGACATAAAGGAGCAATACGTCAAGTTAACCATAAATAGATTTATTAGCACATTGAAGGGAGGTGGTATGAATGCTGTTGCGAAAGATAGGAGGTGGTTGAAGGTGTTAGGAAAATGAATTTAAACTATTATAATTAAATAAGTAAGAAAGTGTGATGTTATATGATAACAGTAGAAAAAATAATTGATGAGGTTAATAGATTAATACTCTTGGATTATAATTATCCAATATATTTTGAAAATATACCGGAAGTTATCAGCACTAACTCCTTTGGTATTAATTTGATTAACTATAAGGTAACAAGCATTAATAAAAATACTAATCTAGAAAATGTAGAATTATTAATAACATATTTAATGCAGAATGACAGCAGTAATCCTAATATTATAGGGAAAGAAAAATATAAAGTAGTTGATAAGCTAAAAACTATATTTGGAAAAGGAAATATTTCTATAGAGGATAGAGCTGTAAAGGTAAGCGTTGAATATAAGGAAATTATCAATAAGCTTGGAATATGCTTAAATTTTGAATATTATGAAGATGCATATATAAGCGCAGAAACAGTTGAAACAATAGGTGAATTATCAATAAAACAAGGATTATAAGGAGAAAATAAATTATGGGTTTACCAAATATAATGATTAATTTTAAAACGATGGGAATAAGCGCAATTAAAAGAGGAAATAGAGGCATAGTTGCAGTTATTATTAAGGATAATGGCAAGGCTGGTGCTTTAAACATGGAGAGTATAAATGATATACCAACAACATTATCAGCAGATAATAAGGCATATATACAAAGGGCTTTTATAGGTGGAACCAGTGTTCCTAAAAAAGTAATTGCTTTTTCATTAGCAGTAGATGCAACAGACTACACAGAAGCATTAAATTATTTTGCCACTGAAAGGTTTGATTATTTAGTTTGTCCACCAGATACAACTAATGAACTAGCAAATTTAGTTGCAACATGGATTAAATCACAAAGAGAAAGCTTTGATAAAAAAGTAAAGGCTGTTCTTCCATCAGTGACAGCTGATCACGAGGGAGTAGTTAACTTTGATACGCACAATATTAAAGTTGGAGAGTTGACTTATACAAATGCACAATATTGCAGTAGAATAGCAGGTATTTTGGCAGGAACACCATTAACTATGGCTGCAACATTTACAATATTAAATGAGGTAACAGATGTTCCAAGATTAACTAAAACTCAAGCAGATGAAGCTATAAATGCTGGTAAATTAGTTCTATATCATGATGGAGAAAAAGTTAAAATAGCAAGAGCTGTAAATAGCTTAGTTACTGTAACGCCTGAAAAGGGAGATGCATTTAAGAAAATTAAAATAGTTGATATAATTGATATGATACATAATGATATAAAAACAACTGTAAATGACAATTATGTAGGAAAAGTATCTAATAGCTATGATAATAAATGCATAATCCTTACAGCTATAAAAAGCTATTATGAACAGTTGGAAATAAATGGAATTCTTGATAGAGATAAATCAAGCATTGAAATTGATTTAGTAGCTCAAGAATCGTACTTAAAGAGTCAAGGAGTTGACACATCAATATTAAATGAATATCAATTAAAATCTGCAAATACAGCAGATAAGGTATTTTTAACTTCTACTGTAAAACCACTTGATGCTGTAGAAGAAATTAAATTAAACGTAATAATATAATTAATCAACTGATGGAGGTATATTAAATGAATAGAAATACAATAGATGCAAAAAGAGTTATAAATGGTACACACGGTGAATTATGGTTAGATGGAGAATATGTAGCAGAGGTGACAGGATTTCAAGCTAAGATAGCATTGAAAAAAGAGCCAGTTACTATGTGCGGTGACATGGCTGAAAAACAAAAGGTTGTAGGTTGGTCAGGAACAGGCTCTATACAAATGAACAAGGTATATTCACGAATGGCAAATAAGCTTGCTAAGGTTTTGAGTGAAGGAACTGATGCCAGATTTATAATCATATCAAAGCTGGCTGATCCGGACTCTTATGGATCGGAAAGAGTTGTAATAAAGGATGTTTCCTTTGATGATTTAACTCTTGCTGATTGGGCTGCCAATACACCTGGTAAAATCGAAGCTCCATTCACATTTAGCGCTTACGAGTTCCGTGATAGCATAAGAGTAGAATAATATATTTAAAAAAGCCTTTACAAGCTATATAGCATGTAAAGGCTTTTCTTTACAAATTAAAACAATTGAGGAGGTAATAAAATGAGTACATTAGATACTTTATTATCAATAGATAATAACAAGTTAAATGTGACAAATGAAAAGATAAATATTATTAGACTTTCAGAAATGGCTGGTGAGGATGTTATTTTTGAAATACGTCCATTATCAATAAAAGAAATTAACAGCTTTCCTAAAATGGACGACACAGATATGTTGATTCATGCAATATATATGGCATTAATAAGCCCTAAGCTTAGTGATGAAAGACTGTTAAAAAAATATGATTGTTTAACTCCAAAGGAATTAATTAAAAAAATTCTTTTACCAACTGAAATAAGTGGCTTATATTCAGCTTTTAATCGTGCAATGGGATTTGTCGAGAATGGTGAAGGTAATGAAAAAATATTAGAGGAGGGTGTAAACTAATGAATGCTATTGATGTTTTATTAAATAATGATGCTGCTATAAGCAACATAAAAAAGGATGTAAAAATAAATAGATTATCTGATTTTGCAGGAAGTGACGTTGTTTTTAAGGTTAGAGCAATCTCCTATGATGAATATGTAAAAATCCTTCGTGAAGATGATAATGCAAATGTAAAGCTAAAGGTTTGCAGTGTAGCAGTAGTTGACCCAAATTTAAATAATAAAAGCTTACAAATGAAATATAGTGCGGCAGATTCAGAAGATTTAGTGGATAAGATGCTTCTTATGGGCGAAATCTCAATGTTATATGATGAAATATGCAATATATCTGGCTTTAACGATGAAACCTCTAAAATAGTAACTATAAAAAACTAATTGAGACAGACGGTACAGCTAGGCTAATGTACTACATGTTTGTTAGACATGGTATTATGCCGTCTGTCATATATAATGCAAGTGAGGGAGAGAGAATTCTCTGCAATGCTATGATAGAAATAGAAAATGAATTAATAACCAAATCAAAAGAGGACGGTGATAAATATGCCGCTGGTTAATAATTTCTATGACTTTTCTGCTGGAAATTCTATAAAAGAAATTAGAAAAATGGAAACAGAAATGTCAAAGTTATTAAATATATCAAAATCTGTAGTAAAAGAAATAAATAAAATTAGTAATATAAAAATTAATATTAATTTAAACACCAAAGACATAGAAAAAAATATAAATAATGTATCTAATAATGTTAAATCTTTGGGTACTGACATTGTAGAAACTATGTCAAAAGTTAATGGTGCAGTATCAAAGCTTGATAATAATATGAGCTCAAGAGGTGGAGTAAATGGAGATTTCTCAATGCTTTATGAAGGAATAGCCTCATATGCTGGTCAATTTTCAGATGCTCTATTACCAAGCGGTTTAAGCGACGCAATGTCAGGCGCAGCAAATGGTCTTGCGGCTGGAATGCTTACGGGCAATCCAATTATTGCCATTGCTTCAACGATAATAGGAGCCGGTGCAGGATTGGCATTATCAGAAGTAAAAAAGAAAACAGATAGACGCAACCAACGTGTTGGTTTTGGAAGTAGTATTTTAAAAACATATCTCCCTAAAATAGCTATGAGTTCTTTGAGTTATGCATCGGATATGGAGCAATCAAAGATAAACTATGAAAATATTTTAGGTAAAGATAATGGAAATACGTTTGTAGATAATATGTTAAGTTTATCTAATAAAGGTTTTTACAAATATTCTGATTTAGATAATGTTGGAAAACAAATGGTTGCTGCTGGTTTTGACGATAAAGAAATTATGAGAATTTTTGATGCTGCCGGTGACGCGTCTGTTGCTAATGGTGCAGGTACACAAGGTGCTTTACAGATGATAGAAGCGATTAAAAATATGAAATCCACAGATAAAGTATCAATTGATAATTTAGATATATTTAAAAACATCGGTGTAGATGCTTATCAAATATTAGCTGATTCAATGAAAATAGCTGGTAAGAATACCAAGCTAACCAAAGAGGAACTAAAAGAACTGGTTTCAAAAGGTGTAGTACCTGCAGATGAGGCTATAACTAATCTAATAAACGGAATGAAGTATAAATATGCAGGTATGATGTATACACAACAGCAATCTTTTAGTGGTTTAATAGCTACAATAAAGGATAGTGCAAATCAAATTATACTTGGACCTCTCGGCAAAGGTTTCATAGAAGGAATTAAACCAGCATTAGCAAACTTTGCATCGTTTTTTGGATTGGGTACAAAAGGATTTAAAGATTTAAAAGATCAGATATATGGCTTTGGTATGGAAATAGGAGAGTTTGCGGGTAGTGCAATTAATAATTTTAAAAATATTTTTGGCCAGTTATTTAATGATGAAGAATTTAAAAATGCAGATATACCAACAAAAATTTTGATGATTTATGACGAAATAAAAGCTATTGTGGATCAATGGTATGAAGGAAAAGGTGTTGGTTTATTTGATAAAATTAGTGAGTTTTTTACGGGATTTATAACAAGAATTGGTGGAGATAGTAATTTTAAAAGTGCAGTTCAAGATTTATGGTTAACTATTTCACCTGATGCTGATACAATAAAAAAAATGTTTGATAAAATAGATGTTTTAAAATTATTTGAAAATAAATCATCTCCTATAATTAAACTTATTTCATTTATTGCTAGTACACGTGCATTCATTGATAGTCTTACTAATAATTCTTCTAATAGTGTGTATGGCGTGAAAATTAACGGTTTTGAACAATATACTGAATCTGGTGGTACAAGTACCATTCTTTCTGGTGCTAGTACTATTAAAATCAATAGTTCTAATGCCATCGGTCTTAACCGTGTACCATACGACTATTATCCAGCACTTCTACATGAAGGTGAAGCAGTTCTAAGAAGAACAGAGGCTGATAATTACAGAAATGGTGTTGGCAAAGGTGTCATAATCAGTAAAATAGCAGACACTATTGTAGTAAAGGACGAGACTGATATGTACAAAATAGCTAATATATTGGTCAGTGAAATAGAAAAAGCAGGATTAGTATATGGAGGTGCAATGTAATGGAATTTTGGTTAGAAGATGAAAAAAATGAAATAGAATTTAGACTTCCCATAACACCATCAAGCTTTGAAATTGAAAGGGGTAATAAGATAGAGACAGTTAATATAACTGAGCTTGGAGATTTAAATATTATTGGGGCACCAACTTTGGCTACTATAACTATATCATCATTTTTTCCAAGTAAGAATTATCCTTTTAAGTTACCAGATAAAATTGGCATTAATAATCCATATGACTATATAAGTCAATTAGAAAGATTTAAAACTGAAAAAACAATATTAACATTTACTATAACCGAAACAAATATAACAGACTTAAAAGTTATATTAGAATCCTATAAATACAGCGAAAAAGATGGAACAAGAGACATCTTTTATGACTTAGTTTTGAGAGAACATAGAAAAGTTAAATCTGTAATAGGAGATCTTGCCTCAGAACGTCCCAATACAAATTCACCTAAACCTAATAACGTTGAATATATTGTTAAAAAAGGCGACACTCTCTGGGCAATAGCTAAAAAATATTATGGTAGTGGTTCACAGTACCCAAAGATTGTAAAGGAAAATAATATTAAAAACCCAAATATTATATTCCCAGGACAAAAATTTATTATTCCATAAAGGCTGGTGAAATTATGCAAGTGTTATTAACTAACCAAAAAAATGTGACAATTGATATAACAAGTATAATACCTGATGTTCAAATTAGTGGTGATTTGTTAGGGGTTTCAAGAACACTTAATTTTTCATATGTATATTCAAATATTGACTCTAATATTTTAGCGGTAACAGTAGAAACAGGGGATTTAGTGCAGGTTTTTCTAAATGATAAGCAGTTATTCTATGGTCATGTATTTATGATTGATAAAGGAACAGATAGCAATACAATTGATATAACATGCTATGACTATGGTATATACCTTAAAAAAAATCAGCATTCATATAAATTTAGAAACATCACTCCAGAAGCCGCAACTAAAAAAATTTGCAGTGATTTTAAAATTGATATAGGCAATATAGCAAGTACAGGAATAAATATATCAAGAAATTACTTTGGCGTAGATTTATATAGTATTATCATAGGTATGTATTATCAGGCTAGCTTAATAAACGGTAAAAAATATATGATTAGGTTTACAGGCAAAAAGCTTGATGTAATAGAAAAGGGAGATAGTAACACATCACAGCTTTTACAAAGCGGATATAACTTATTAACCTCTAATATATCAGAATCCATAGATAACATGATAAACTCTGTGGCTATATTTAATAAAGACGATGTATTTGTTTTCCCAATAAAAAATGACAAGGACATAGAGCTGTATGGTCTAATGCAGGCGTATTTGAAAATTGATGATTCCGGTACATATAATGAAAAGGCTAAATCCATGCTAAAAAGTGTTGAAAGAAAAATGTCTATAACTAGCTTTGGAAATACAGAGTGTATAACTGGAAACACAGTAATAGTTAAAGAACCAGTAACAAAACTATTTGGTCTGTTCTATATAGACAGTGACGTTCATGCTTGGAAAAATGGTATTTATACAAATAAGCTTGTTCTTAATTTTCAAAATATCATGGATGAAAAAGATATAGGTGAAATTGTTAGTTCTAAAAGTGAATATAAATCAGGATACAAATTAGAATACAATTGGAGGGACAATATAACGGATAGTGCGACGAATATACCTGGTAACACATATATCATTCATGGTAATGAGATAATAAGTAAATTTTAAAACTAAGGAGTTGATTATATGTCTAACAACAATCCATATTTAAAAATAATACAAATAATGAGAGAACAAGGAAGTTATAATAATCCAACTTCTTTTTTTATTGGAAAAGTAATTTCAAGAGAGCCTTTGTTGATTAAAGTAAATGGATTACAAATAGATAAAAGTGATTTTTTAATTTCATATGGACTACAGCAAAGCTTATATATTGGGGATAGTGTACTTGTGCTAGTATCTAATGATAAACAAAGCTTCGTTGTAGCCAATAAGGTGGTGAATATATGAGTAGTATTTTCCCTTTTTTAAACAGCAATATAGATAAACCTCAAATGCCAAATGAACTTAAATTATTTGAAGAAATAGCTTGGGATTATGAAAACAATACTCCACTAATAATAGATGGGGAATTTAAAAAGGTTTATAAAAATGATGCACTGAAGGTATGGATATACAAGGCACTAAAAACAGAAAGATATAAATATGCTATTTATTCTTGGAATTATGGCAATGAGTTAGAAAGGCTTATAGGGATAAACAATTATCCAGAAATGATAAAAAGTAAAATGATAAGATATATAAATGAAGCTGTATTAATCAATCCTTATCTAAATAGTATATCAAATATAACTATATCTTCTGATTCTGACAAAATAAATGTAAGTTTTGAGGTAAAAACAATATATGGAAATATGGAGGTGAATGCAATTGTATGAAAATAAATCCTACGAAAATATAAAGCAGGAGATATTAAATAATATAAATCTTAGCCTAAATAAAAGTGAAGGATCTTTTCTAAATGATATGGTAAGTCCCATAGCGTTAAAATTCAAAGATATGTTTGTGGAGCTTGATAAAACAATAGATTTGACATTAGTTGATAAAATAGCTGGTGAGTTTGTAGACAGACGTGTAGCTGATTATGGTATAGAAAGAAAAAAAGGCACAAAAGCAAAAACTACAATAAGATTTACAGGCAACCAAAATACAGAAATACCAGAAGAAACATTAGTACAAACTGCTAATGGGCTAATATACAAGACTATCAAATTAGGCAAAATAGAAAATAATTTTGTAGACATTGAAGCTATAGCAGAAAATATAGGTGGTATATACAACATATCTCAAGGTTTAATAGTTAATCTTCCGATATCTATAAATGGTATAATTAGTATAACCAATATAGTTGATGCTACTGGAGGTACAGACATTGAAACGGACGATAATCTACTAAAAAGATATTTTGATCTTATCCAAAACCCAGCAACAAGCGGAAATGAAGCTCACTACAAAATATGGGCAAATTCAATTGATGGCGTTGGAGATTCTAGAGTATTTCCAACATGGAATGGTGCTGGAACTGTAAAGGTATTAGTTATAGATAGCAATAAAATGCCTGCAAACAGCTCTATTATTTCAGCTGTAGCAAGCTTTATAGAAACAGTAAGACCTGTTGGAGCAATAGTCACAGTTGAAGCTCCAAACGTCAAAAATATTGATATATCAGCTAAGCTAAATATTTCATCATCAAGTAATTTACAAACTGTTACACAAAAATTTACTGAGCAATTAAATAAATATATTAAAGATTTAGCGTTCAGCGGACTAGAAGTATCATATGCCAAAATAGGAAGTATACTTCTAAGTACAGATGGAGTAATAGACTATTCTAATTTAAAAGTAAACAGCGATACTATAAATGTTCAAATAGCAGATACACAAATAGCTGCTGTTGGAACAGTAAGCCTAACATAGGAGGTTAACATGAAAGAATTTATAAAAATGTTACCCTCCTATTATTATGAAAGCAATGAAGTTGTATCAATTCAGAATTCTATAGAGGGGCAATATAAAATATTAGAGCAATGTAAGGATGATTTGATAAATCAATTATTTGTAGACACAGCTACATGGGGATTAAGCCTTTGGGAAAAAAGATTTGGTATAGATACAGATATAACCAAATCCTATGAATATAGAAGGTCTAGGCTAAAATCTAAAATGAGAGGTATGGGAACCGTTACAAACGCATTGATAAAAAACGTAGCTAACAGCTTTGACAACGGAACAGTAGACGTTATTGAGGGGTTAAACAACATGCTGACAATAAAATTTATAGGCAGAACAGGTACCCCACCTAATTTGTCAGATTTAAAATCAGCGATAAATGAAATCAAACCCGCACACCTAGCTGTAATATATGAATTTGCATACCTACTAATTTCCAACATTGAAAGTATGACAATTGCAGAATTAGAAAATACAACAATAGAAAATTTTGCTTTCTAAAAAGGAGTGATAATAATGAGTATATTTTCAAATTTTTTAAAACTATTTAAATATGAACCTACAACAGACGCACAAAATACCTTTAATATTCAAACCGCATTAAATGACAACTGGGATAAGGTTGATACTTTCGCAAAAGGTGTTAGTCAGCAGTTGGAAGATAAAGCGGACGTTCCTATAACAATAGGTGGAAATAGTAATATTAGACTTATAGGTGAAATACAAAACTATACTATCAATAAAACTTTTAATTTAGATGCAGTGTTGTACAATATGTACTTACATTATAATGCAGATTCTTCAGCAAGTCTGTTAACTACAGCTTTTTTAAAATTGGGTAATTATGGGAATGATTTTAATATAGAAGGAAAATTGAAATTCCTTGATGATTTTACATTAGGAGTTTATAAATCTAAAATTCAAGTTGCGTCAACTGGTAAAATTTATGCTGTTAATCATTCATTTGGTGATAGTTTTCGTTGGCAAATAAATAATAAGTCTAGTAATATAGTTATTTATGATAATCCTGCTGTTGTATCTACTATAGAAGGTAATGTAATTTGGGATAGTGAGTTAAATAAAACAACTATTACAACTGAAAGTGATTTAATGGCTAATGACCTAATAAAATTAACAGCTAGTATGAATATATATGTAGCAACTACTGGTAATGATACAACTGGTGATGGAACAAGTGCTAAACCATTTGCAACTATACAGAAAGCTATAGATAGTGTTCCTAAGAATTTAGGCAATTATTCAGTAAACATTATACTTTCATCCGGAACATATAGTGGTTTTAGTGTTGTTAATATAAATAATGGTTTTTTAAATATAAAAGGAGATACAACAACTACAGCTAATTATATCGTTAGTGGTGAAGTAATAGTAACTAGCTCAACTAGAGTATCACTAGATAATTTAACTTTTAATGCAGGTGTTTATCTTAGAAATAATACAGTTGCTAATATAATTTATTGTATTTTTACAGCTAATACAAACACTTATGGAATAGCTATAGAAAAAGGTGCTAATATAAATTTAGCAAGCAGTAGTATAACTAATAGAAATAATGGTGTTCAAATAGCAGAAGCTTGTTATTTGTCAGTATATAACACAACTATATCTAACTGTATTATAGGCATTAATGCAGGTGTTAATTCAGGGACTAGTTCGATTGTAACAACTAATGCTTGTACACTTACATCTAATACAAATAATTACGTAGCTAATTATGGAAGTGTTATTATAGATAATGGTACACCAATAAATTCATCACCTTTAAATCATGAAAGCACTGGCACTGATTATGGTATAGGTACAATAGATAACTATGGTCATGTTAAGGTATGTGATGACGTTATTACGAACTTGTATAACGGAGTTGCTTTAAGTGCAGCAAAAGGTAAATTTTTAAATGACACCAAAGCACCTAATCACCAAAGTGGAACTACAGCACCCAGTGTATTTGTTGGTGAAGGTGTATTGTATGGAGTACACAGCTAGGAGGTGCTAATATGCCAGTAATTTTAGGCAAGAGTGGTGTTAACAGAGAATTAAAAGAGATTTATTTAGGTAATAGTGGAATTAATAGAAAAGAGAAAGAATTATATTTAGGAAAAGTTGGAGTTTATAAACAGGTATATAAAGACGCCCTGCTTAGGTTAGATAGTGTTCCAATAGACGGCGTAAGTAGAGACTTACCTTCAAGATTCACACCTAGCTATATAGAGTTTACAATAATTATGAATAGTGTTATTGGTACTAATTATGGTAATATATCATTATATATCAATGATAGTATACTGGCTAATTGGAAATTTGGTGGAGCTATAATTTGGAGTTACCATGACTATTCAAGTACTTATCAGTACCGTGCAGATATACCAAGAGGAGGTTCATCAGGTCAGTATCAATTATCAAATTTTGAGCTAGGTAAGCCATATAAATTTAAACTTGAATTTACAGATACTGCTTTAGTTTCAACATTTGGTAATAATGCACCTATAACTGAAACATGGGGTTCTGTTGGTATATCAGGTAGACCTATGATAGCTACTTACCAACCATGGCTATCTAATGCCACTGGTGCAATAACCAATTTCATAATCAAATAAAAGGAGGTTTTATAAATGCAAAAAATCAAACTTAAAAATAATGTAGAAATAATCGATATTCAAAATATATTTGGATATACAGAAACAGTTGGAGAGAATGACAGACGAGAAACTTTAGTTATAAAAGTATTAAATAATACAGTAGGTAACTTAAATACAATTTTATTTGCAGATACTACTGTACTTGACAGTATAACAATATTAGAACAAGAGAATCAAATTATTAATCAAGAGACACAAGAAAAAGGTTTTATTTGGGTAACACAAGGGATACACGAAAGATACAATCTACCTTGCAGTATAACAAAAGATATTATAAATAATGTCATTGAGGTTAAAATTGCAAGAAAATCAACCTTAGAACAACAATTATTAGAAACCCAATTAGCTTTGGCCGAGTTAGGAACAATGTTAGGAGGTACAGTATAATGGTTAAAATATATGTAAATTTAATTAAGCAAGGACTATGGAATATAGAACAAGTACCTGAAATATGGAAGGTAGAAGTACAAGAAATACTTAATCAATAAAAAATTTTTATATAGAACGCTAAGAGATTTTAAATTAACTATTTTTATTTTAAAATCTCTTTTTTATCTAAATTTATCTTAGAAGGAGAATAAAATGGGTAAATTATCAGATTTTTTTGATTTATTTAAACGTAATTTATCATTAGAAAATAATAATATTAATGACAATTCAATTTTAAATGAACATGAAAATGTAGAATTTAATTTGAAGGATAATGATTACAATATAAATCAAATTGATAACAATGAAAATATTAGTACATCAAAAGAACTTAGAGTTAGCAACTATTCTTTAAATAATACATTTAGCAATGAAAGTGAATTTTTAAAACTATTTAAATATGACTCTATAGCAGACAGTTCAAAAACCTTTAATATAGAAACAGCACTAAATAACAACTGGGATAAAATAGACACCTTTGCTACAAATGTTGTTCAGCAAATGGAAGAAAAAGCGGACAAAGAAAGTCCTCAATTTACTGGTACACCTACAATTAATGGCAATGAAATAGCTACTGTAAATAATATACCTGCAGGGTTATCTTTGGGAGAGACTTCATCTACAGCGTATCGTGGGGACAGAGGTAAGGCTGCATATGACCACAGTCAATCAGCACATGCTCCAACAACAGCTCAAAAAAATTCAGACATAACAAAAGCTGAAATTGAAGCTAAATTAACAGGGGAAATATTAACACATTCGCATGCTTCAGATAATACAAAAGCACCTAACAGCCACGCAAGCGCAGCTACAACATACGGAGTAGGTACAACAGCAAATTACGGACATGTTAAAACTATAAACGATTTAAATCAAGCAAGCCATGTTGATGGACTAGCCTTATCTGCTTACCAAGGTAAGGTGCTGGATGATAAGATATCAAATTTGCCTGGCAATTTGCCTTTTATAAAGACAGTAGATTTAGTAACAACTATAAATAATAATACAAAAATTACTTATCCAATATTTAGTGCACCTATACCAGATTATGAAATGATAGATTTAGTTTTCAGAGGAAGTGTAACTATTAATATGGATAATGTTGGTGGTGTTCCTGGCTCTGAGGTAAATATGGGTGTTAATAGGGGGTCTTACATGGAACAAATATTCAAAGTATATGTCCCAAAAGGAAAGCCTTTAACAATTCCTATTAATACAATAATGAGTTTGAGAAAGATATATATCAAAGAAGACAATTCAAGAATATACAACCGTGTTGCTTCTCTTTACTCATCAGGAGATATCTCTTCAAATGTTGGATTATTATTTGAAGTTTACGATCAGTATGGTAACGGAGTAATAACGCTAAATTTAACAGTAGATGTATATGCTAGATAAGGAGGTTTATATGAAATATATATTAATTTGTAAGGATACATATGGATTGCTTAAAGGAAAAACAGTAGTAGAACTTGCTCCTAATGAGATTGAAATAACAGAAAAACAATATAATACAATACAATGTCCTTGTATAATTACTCTTAATACGGCGGGGCAATTAGATACTTGGGAAAAGTGTGAATTACCGGATAATCTGTTTCCATTAGTAATCAATGAAAAATCACCGATAAAAATATTAGAAGAACGATTATTGCAACTAGAAATAGCAGAAGTAAATAGAAAATCAAAAGAAATAGAACAACAAATATTAGGAGGTATTTAAAATGGAAGAAAGAAGTTATTATTTTATTCTACAAAAGAGAGTAATTGAAAGCAAATTAAATGCTAAAGAACAAAACACTAAAAATATTGCATTGTGGCAATCAGTAGGATTACTTGCAGACCAAGATTTAATAGATTTAATAGTTATTATAGAGGCTGTATATCCTACTCAGCTAACACAATAA